GTGCCGTTGACCGACACCCAGTGCAAGAAGGCCGCGCCAGCCACGCGCGAATACAAGCTCGCCGATGCTGGCGGGCTCTACCTGTTCGTGACCACCAAAGGGCACAAGTCCTGGCGGCTCAAGTACCGCTTCGCCGACAAGGAAAAGCGGCTGATCCTCGGCGCCTATCCGGACATGCCGCTGCGCGACGCGCGCGACGCCCGGGAGGAGGCGAAGCGGCTGCTGCGCGAACACCGCGACCCGGCGACCGAGCGGCGCAAGCAGAAGATCCTGGCGCACGCCGCGGCCGGCGCGACCTTCAAGGTGGTGGCCGAGCGCTGGTACACCGCGCAGCTCGGCCGCTGGTCGAAGGTGAACGCGACCAAGATCGATCAGGCGCTCAAGCGGGACGTGTTCCCGGAGATCGGCGCGCTGCCGCTGTCCGACATAGACGGCCCGACGGTGCTGGCGCTTCTGCGCAAGATCGAACGCCGCGGGGCGATCGACAGCGCCAAGCGGATCCGGCAGCACATCTCGGCCGTGTTCGGCTACGGAATGGCCGAAGGCTTCTGCGATCGCGACCCCGCCGGCCGGCACCTGGTGAAGGCGATGCTGCCGACGCCGGTGGGCGGCAGCCAGCCCGGCCTGAGCAGCGTCGAGGAGATCCGGCAGCTGCATGCGACGATCGACGCTTCGACCGGCGGCCCGCTGACGAAGCTGGCATCGCGCCTGCTCGGGCTCACCTTCGTGCGGCCCGGCCTGGTCCCGACCGCGCGCTGGGCGGAGTTCGAGGGCATCGACTGGACGGACCCGAGTGGGGCGAGGGACAGCCCCGAGCCGATCTGGCGGATCAGCGCCGACCGCATGAAGCTCGAGCTGGAGAACAAGGCTGACGAGGCGTTCGAGCATATCGTGCCGCTGCCCGCCCAGGCGGTTGACGTGCTCCGCGCCGTGCACGCGCTGAGCGGGCGCTTCCCCTACTTGTTCCATAGCGTTCGCTCAACGCACCAGCCGATGTCGAACAACACGATCGGCTACCGCTACAACCAGTGCGGCTATCGCGGGCGGCACGTCCCGCACGGCTGGCGGACGGCTTTCTCTACGATCATGAACGAGCGCGCGACGCAGCTTGGGCTCGAGGGCGACCGCCCGATCATCGACGCGATGCTCTCGCACAAGCCGAAGGGCGTGTCCGCAGCGGAGATGGCGTACAACCGCGCGCGGCATATGCCGCGGCGATGGGAATTGGCGCGCTGGTGGGCCGAACAAACTATGGGCGGGGCGATCCCGGCTATCCAGCTGTTGGAAGAGTATGAGCGCGCGGGATAGCCCCCGCGCGCTGGTTCACGCCGCCTCGCTCCAAGACATTGGGTTGGCCATCCAGTCTTGCAGGTCGCTCTCGCGCCAGGCGACGGCGTTCGCGCCGAGGCGCACACTCTTGGGGAACTCCCCCCTTGCCATCTTCCGATAGATCGTCTTTCCGCAGAGCCCGGTGCGGGCCTCGACCTCGCGCAGGCGGACAAACGCGGCGATGGGCGCGGCGGCGCCGGTGAACTTCTCAGCGACTCCCATCGCTCTTCTCCTTCATCGAAAGCATGGGGCGGCCGGCTGGGCAGGCCCCGAGGTTGTAGCGGCGCCAGTACCGGTCCCAACGCGTCGCCGCGCCGGCGGCCAGCACCGCGCACGAAAGGTCACGGCCGTCCGGAAGGCGGCAGCGCGCGACGATGCGGTTGTAGCTGGGCTCGAGCGCCTGGCAGGCCAGCCGACTGTGCAGCACCAGAGCGGAAACCTTGCGCTGGCTTGCCCGGGCTCGCGCGTCATTGCAGACGTACCCGGCGCGCCGCGCGCGGCAGGGCTCGGCCGATCGGAAGTCCGGGGCCTGGACGCCTGCAATGCGCACCTTGGGGCCCTCGGTGCACCAGAGCGGCCCGTCGCCATCGTGGACGCGGGTGACCGTGCAGGTGAACGGCGCGGCGGCTAGGAGGGTGGCAATCAGCATGCCTGATCCTCCAAGATGCGGCGGACGGCGAGGCGTTGCTGGCGGGCTTCGCTTTCAGCATAGTCGGCGTGCCATGTTGCATCGTGCGCGCGGGCAATGCGCTCTCCGTTCACGTCCTCTTTGTGCGTAAAGCCAGTGTCTGCTGGCCCCTTCCAGCCCATGAACGCCATTTCCCGCTGGATGCGTTGGAGCATGTCAGACGGCCACCCCGCGATCTCTTTCGCGCGCTCCAGGTCATGCATGGCGCTGCTCCTCGGTTGCGTGGGCGCGGGTGTAATGCGGGAGGCAAGCGCCAGCACCGGCGGAGAGGCATTCCCGGAGCACCAGCCCGAGCGGGTTGTACTTGATGAAATATGCGCCGCCACCTGGACCGGATTTCGACATACCACTTCCAAACCAGTGCCGCGTAGGCGGAATGATCCAATTCATCCGGTCTTCCGACCATTCGCCGTCGTCGGCCTCGACCCAGTATTCGCAGGAGTGTGCGCGTTCTTCGCTGCGGGTGACCGGCTGATAGGCCAGCGTGTGGCCATAGGCGCGTAGGAACGCCATCTGTTCGACAGTGAGCCGTTCCAGCACGAACCGCGCAACGCCAATATCGGGATCGGTGCAGGAGGTGCATTCTCCGCCGAATGCCTCCCCCGTGCCGTGGCAGATGATGCAGGAGAAATAGGTAACGGCCGGCAGCATACCGCGCCGCTCCACCGCCCCCGCCTCCAGGCTGTCCGCTAGTGTGGGGGTCATGTGGTGGGCTCCAGAGTTGCACCGGCGACATAATTCCACTGGGGCGGCCAGATTAGGCCCTCGTCGCGGCAGTATTCGGCCAGTTCGTTAAGCTGGTATCCCTCAAGGCGGTCAAAGCTACCGCGCCAGAAGAAATAACGAACGATGTCTTTGCACGCCGCGCACTGTCGGTATGAGTTGAAATCGCCTTGGTAGAGCCCGCTTTCGTCCCAGCTCTTTTCCCCGGCGCGCACGGTTTGGCCGCATGTCTCGCAGCGGTGGTCCTTCCTGCGCGTGCGTATCTTGCTGCACCAGAAGCCCATCACTGCTCCCCTCTGTGGTTGAGTGCTGCGGAAGGAAGTTTATCCGCCCATTGAAATTCATGGTGTTCCGGGTTTCCTGTCGCCCCGAAGTGGTAAAGGCGAACCCGTTCATCGCGGGGAAGGTGTCCTTCCCACTGATCATACAATGCCTCTTGCAGCCACCTGCGAGGCAGGAAAGAGAGAAGCCAACTCATCGCTTCGCCCCCTCAATATATCGTCCAGCCGCCTGCGCGATACGTGCGAGACAATTACGCATAGCCTCGTCGATCGCTTCTTCGTCGTTCAGCTTCCACGCCTCAATCGCCTGCACTACAGCGTCGGTCATCGCGTCAAGTGGCTCAGATGCGTTCTGTATGTGCCTCTCCAGCGCCTCCCGCGCAGCATCCCCGCTCGGATGGGGGGTGGCGGACAGGTGAGCATCCCACTCGGCAGGATCATCCACCCCGTCGCGAGCATCAGCCCAAGCCTTGTCCACAATGCGATCGGTCAGCGGGAACGGCGCTTTCCCGGCGCCCACCGTCACTTCGGCGAACGCGGCCATGAAACCGATCTCGAAGAAATACTGCGCGCTTTTTGCTGGAATGCCCTTCTCCGCCTCCCCTCCGCTGATAGGGTTGATGGTGGAGAGCGCGTTACCGTAGCTGCTTAGAAATTTGCCATCCTGCCAGATGACGCCGATGCCGCCGCATTCTCGACAGCCGCTGCCGGGCTGGCACCGAAACCGCGCATCGTAAGGATAATCCTTGGTCGAAACGCATCCGTCGCAGGACTCCTGACATCCGCTGCACGCGGTCCAGCAACCGCCATCCTCCTCCATCACCTCGGCAATACGGACCTTCTCGCGCTCCACCTCAGCAGTCAGCGCGGCTGTGGATGCCTCGCGGTGGCTGGTGCTGATGGGACGCTCAAGCTCGTCAAGTTCTTGCTGGAACCTGCCCCGATCCTCGTACCACCAAGGATCAGATGTCCCGCTCTCGATGGCAATATTGCAGCGACGTATTTCGGAGCGAAGATGCTCGGCACGTTCTACTTTGCCCTTCGCCGCGTCCCGGTCTGCATCAGTTGCTTGCGTCATGGGTGTTCTCCGATCCTCGCTCATGACGGCTGCCTCGCTTCCTTGATGCGTTCGTGGAAAAACAGCACTGCGGCGTCGGCCGCCGCCTGCCAGCGACGCGACTGACCCGGGTCGATTCTGTCCATCTGCGCGAAAGCCTGCGCGACGGTCGCACCGAGCGGGCGCCGCGCGCCCATGGCGGCCTCGGCAAGCCTGCACGCCAGCTCGTCCCGCGGGATCTCGATCCCGATCAGCGTCCGCTTGATCTTCTCCGCTTGGCTCATTCTCCGCTTGCTCCCCAGGCATAGGCGGGCGGCTGATCGAGCAGCCACAGGTGTCGCATATTGGCGACGTTCACGACGGCGCGGTCGGCCGGATAAATCTCGACCGCCCAGCGATCGGCGTATCCGGCCTCGCGCTTCAGGCGCTGCAGGTCGTCCCAGCTGATGTTCTCGCGCCAGCTGTTCGATCGCTCGCACCATGTGGTGCGGTTGACGGACAGACGCAGAATGCCGCCCGGCTCCTCGTAGACCTGCACGAGGAACTCGCGCGATCGGTAGACCTTCAGACGCCGCGCCTCGTCGATGCCAGCTGACGGCCATTCCTGCCACGGCACGGCCACCAAGGCGGCCGGATGGCGCATGTTGTCGCGCTTCAGCTGGCGCAGCTGCGCGGCGTTCGGTTTCATCGTGTCCTAGGCCCTTTGCTCAGGCAGCTTCCAACGCGCGGCGGGCTGCCGATGCTGTTCAGATCGGAAAGCGGCGCGACGCTGATCGTCAGGTCCTCAGGCGTCGCGTCGCGCCAGACCATGACCCGCCGGCGCGGCTGATGTCCTGGGCGCGGCGGGTGGCGATCGTTGCCAAAGACGGCGCCGACCTGCAGAACGACGAGCGGCTGCCCGAACAGCCGCCTCCGCACCGATAGCCTTGTCGGCGGTGTGCTTCCCGGACGCTCGGCATAGTCCTCCACTCTCGCGAGCGCGGCACCTTCTGCGACCAGCTTGCCGAGCTCCTCGGCTTCCGCTGGCGACCAACGTTCGCCGAGGAGCGCCTGGCAGGCAGTCTTGAACTTTTCGCGCGGCGGGCGCGGTGGGATTGGTGGGCTCATCGCGGCACGCTGAACCCGGCGGCGTTGCGGTGCCCGCCACCGCCGAACTTGGACGCGATCGCCGAGACGTCCTCGCGATCGTCGCGGCTCCGCAGGCTCCACATGCGGGCATTCGGCGCGTCGAAGTAGGTGCCCGCGAACGGGGCGCTTGGGTGCGACTCGAGCAGCGCGTGACCGACCTCGCTCGCGAACATCGGCGGGCAGTTCACCACCACCGCATCGAACGCCCCGACGCGCTGCCGGCGCGCGAAGGAGGCGATTTCCTGCACCTTCGCATCGTGGAAGCGCTGCATGGCGGCAGCCTCGCGCATGATGGTCCGGCAGCTCGTCGTGTACGCGAGTTCGTGGGCGATCTCGTCGAAGCGCGCGAAGCTGAACGGCTCGGCGCGAAGCCACAGCCCGAATGGCTTGGTGTCGGGCAGGGTGAAGCGCCACAGGTCCCGATCCTCGATCAGCGTGATCAGGTAGGGCGCCGGGCGCTCGTGGCAAAACTCCCAAGCCATCCGCGCGCCAGACCGTTCCATGTCGAAGCAGGCGACGATCGGCGGATATCCGCCCCGGGTCAGATCTCCAACCATCAAGCCCACCACCGCCGGCGTGAACCGCTCCGGCTTACCCTCGAACCGCGCGAACTGCTCCAGGTCTTCCCTGGCCGTCTTGTGATGGTCGAGGACGACAATCGACCGGGCCGCCCGCGCCATCTCTTCCAGGACGGCCTTCTTGTAGCTGAAGTCGACGATCAGGACGTGGCGGCCGGCGACATCGGGCGGCGTCTGGCCATAGTTCGCCGCCACATACTCGCAGGCGTCGCCCCAGCGCTGCCAGCATGCCCAGGCGGCGCCGAATCCGTCGGCGCACTGATCGTGATAGATCACGAGGTCGGGCCTATAGTCGGGCATCGGTAATCTCCGTTTCCGCCGCCTCGCGGCGCGCTAATTCATGCCGAAGGTCCTCCGTGGGGACTGCGGCCAATGTGGGCTGATCCACGAGCGTCAGGCCGCGCCGGCGGCCCGGAACCTTCCGGACCAACCCGGCGTCGATCAGGAAATCGACCGCCTGGTGAGCATGGCCAGCCGAGGAAAATCCGCACTGGGCGGAGATCTCCCGATAGGTCGGCGCCAGCCCCGTTTGGGACAGCCGCTCCCTGATCAGGGTGAGCACCTGCAGCTGTCGCGCGGTCATCGCCGCCTCCCATCGCGGCAGGGCGCACACCGCCCGCCGACCAGCCTCGCGCTATCACCGCCGCACTGCTCGCATTCGCCCGGCACGCCGACCGGAACCGGCTGCCGTGCCGCGCGCAGACTGCGCTCGAGGTGCTGCTCGGCGAGCTGGTTCGCCTCGTCGATCGTGTCGGCCATCAGGCGGCCTCAGCGACGTCGTGCTCGCCGCAGCCGCGACCGACCAGCTCGCCGTTCACGCCGCCGGTGAAGTCCTTCCAGTGCACCCAACCCTGCGGGCAGGCGAAGCCCCACTCGCGGACCTTGGGCCCGGTGAAGAACAGCGAGACTGCGGGCGTGCCGTCAATCAGCTCGAGCCTGTGCAACGCCTCGGCCGGCCGGTGCACGATGTCACCTGCCTCGCGGATGAAGGTGCCTTCGGGCGTGATCTCGCGATAGCGGCCGATCAGCAGCATGGAGGTGTTCGCCCACGGGTGATCGTGCAGCGCCCGGTCATCGTCGTCGCGCAGGATCTCGTGCAGGAAGACGTTCTGATGCTTGTTGCGAGGGATGAGCCACCAGCGCCGCAGGTAGGCGGGGGCGCCGATGACGAAGTCCGGCCGGCGCTGCATCATGGCGCGTGCCCAGGCGGCCATATCCTCGGGTGAGGTGTAGGGGATCATCGCGCCTTCCTTGCCGTTTTCGCGGGGTTGATCGCGCCGCCTTCGACGTCGACGCCGCGGGCGGTCAGCTGCTCCGTCCAGAGCGCGCGCATCTCGTCGGAGCAGTGCGCCATCGCGTCGCGCCAATCCGGCGCCCGGCCGTGCTCGATATTGAACCGCGTCTGATAGAAAAGGCTCTGCGCGTTGTGCGGCAGCTCGAGCTTGTGGGCAGTCGCGCAGATCTCGCACGTGCCTTCGCGCGCCGGCATCAGCATCATGGTGCCGCTGCCTTCGGTGGGGATGTTGATCGGCTGGCGCATCAGTAGTCGCCCACCGACGTGATCACCGCGTCTTCGTCGATGATCAGCTTGGTGCCACAGGCGACATAGGCCCGGAGTTTCTGCTCGATGCCGTAGACGCGGCCAACCCAGCTCTTCGTCGCGGCTGGCCTGTCGTGAACATAGAACCCGGCGATGCTGCCGTCCTTGTCGACGAGCAGGCGGTATTTCGCCTTGTAGAGATCGCGGCCTTTCAGGACTTCGTCATCGTCAAGCTTGATCCAGGTGCTGCCGTAGTCACTCCGCTCCACCTCAACCGTGATGTGCTCGCCCCACTCGCCGTCGTCCTCGTAGGGCTTCAGCATGTAGGCGGCGATTTCGGAGAGCTTCACCTCCTTCGGGGCGAGCTTCAGAAGCTCATCCATGTCGGCTGCCAGCTGCCCGGCAACCAGCGGCGCAACGCGGGCCTCGATCTGCACCTTGAGCATGCTGGCGACGGTGGCGCCGTAGGAAGGCAGGTCGAGCCGATCTACGCGCAGCGCTTCCTCGATCGCCTTCTCGATCAGCTTACCGGTATCGCTGTAGCTGCGCAGCGCCCGGTCGACGCTCTCGACGATCAGCTTGTCGACGCGGGTCTGCACCTCCTTCTCGATGAAGTCGGGCGTCATGCGGCGCGCGACCGCGGCGCTGATCAGCGAACACAGCTGGTCATCCGCCGGCGCGACGGCCGGCGCGGTGGTGGTGTCGGTCAACGGACGTCTCCCTGGAATGAGGTGCTCCGGCCGGCCTCCGCGGCCGGAGCGAGGGTGCGCGCTTGTGCGCTGCTTGCGACCTCGAGGGGGTGTGCGGAGGCCACCTCGGGGGAATGGGGCTGGTACGCCGCGACGACGCACCGGATCAGCATGCTGGCGAGCAGCAGCGCGGCGACGCCGAGCATGGCTTTGGGGAATCGATCGCGCATCAGAGGGGCTTTCGATCAAGCAGGTGGCGGTTCGGCCGGCTCGGCATCTTCACCCAGCCGTTCGCCAGCACGATCTTCACGTCGCCGCTCGGTGCGATGACGCGGTATCGGCCGTCGGAAGTGACCGACATGACGGGGCAATCGAACTGGAACACCGGCGGCGCGTCGCCGCGCGGCCACCACATTTCCCGCATCGTCGCCTCGCGGAACACGGTGATGATGAAGGCGTGCGTGTTCGGGTCGATGTTGTTCGCCTTCATCGCGCCCAGCTGCGCGCGGGTAAACCGATCGCCCGGCGCATTCAGCCAGCCGACCCAGGGGCTCTGGTTCGACGGTGTGATGACGAGGTTCGAGGGCTGGCGCGGGAAAGTCACAGCGGCCACCAGCGGCGCCGAGGGTGCTCCTGCGGCTGCTCGACCTTGAACGGCCCGCGCCGGTCGGCGGCGATCCAAACACCGCCCCAATGAGCGGTGTCGTCGGGTCGCTGGCTGGCGCGTTTGCGGGGCTGAGCGGCCTTCACAGAGCGCCACCCTTCTGCTTGGCGATGAATGCGCGGATCTCAGCGACCGCGCCGTCCATGATGACGCGCATGAAGTCGACTTTTCCTGCCTCGTTCGCAGGCAGCTCGGCGAGGCCATAGGTCTCCAGCATGGTGGCGACTTCTGCCAAGCTTTCGAGCGTGCCCTGCCCCTCCAGCGGTAGGTTCGCGCAGAAAGCCCGATAGTCCGCCTCGCCAGCTAGCACATGCCTGAGCATGTCCTCTGCCTGCGCGACCGTCAGCAGGTTTGTGCCGTGACGCTGGTGTGGGTGACCCTTGATGGTGGCACAGCTATCGGCGCAGACCTCGGGCGGAAGAGGCCAAGCGCAGAAGCGCTCGGCCATCGCGCGAATGGGATTGCTCTTCATGCCGCCACCGCCACGCGCTCGGCGTCGATTGCCATGTTGATCAGCTCGAAAAGCACCCGAGGGGATATACCGAGCCGAGCCGCGCGCAGGTCGATGCCTTCAAGGTGATCTTCCACGCGGGCACCGATGGCCGCGCGCCGCGGATCGTCGAGCGCCATGCCGACCAGCGGCCGGGTGATCTGGCGGATCGCCAGGACGTCACCGCGGAAGTCGTCGACCGCCTGCAGAACGTCCGGGTCGTTGAGTGAGGGATGCTGTTGCATCGGGGTCTCCATGCCGCAATGTGCGGTACAGATCCCGTATGTGCGGGAAATATCCCGCAGTCAATACCTATGCGGGAAGTTTCCCGTATTTCACTCGTTGCATGCTGTTACATGCCGAACGCTTCGTCCCAAGGCATGACGCGATGAACCTCTCGATACATGCGGCTATCGAGCCGAAAGATTGCTGGCGGGTTGAACTGCTGCAGTTCGATATAGCTGGCCGAGCGCCTAACGAGGCGTTTGATCAGCACCCCTGCAGCGTTGTCGCTGTCGACACGATCGCGGAGGTAAACGACAACATAGTCCCGGATGCTGGGCGGCTTCTTCGGGTCAACGATGATGCCGGCACCGCTTTCGAACGCGGGGGACATCGACTCGCCTGTCACATAAAGCCCATAGATATCGCGACGATGCAGCAAGGCTGGCGGGCGCCTAAAGCGGTCGACCACTTCTCCCATATTGAGGTCGGTCTGCTCGATAGCAACCATGCCATCGAACCCATCCCCGTATTCGTGTTCCGAACCCATTGCAGTACCGTAAACGGGGATATCTTGGATCATATCCTGAGGTTGAGGGACAAGGCTCCTAATTCCGCCTTCATTCTGGACCGCGCCGGCAGGCTGGTCTGACCTGCCCTGAAGATAGTCGGTCGTGGTTTCCAGAATTGAGGCGAGTGATGCCAGGCGCGTGGCGAGAGGGTGGGCGCCGCGCCGTATGTCCCTGATGAGATCGGGTTTCCCCGTGGCTGCCAACGAGGCTTTCCGGTCGCTTAAGCCAAGCGCTTGCAGGCGCTCGTCGATGCGATCGATGAGGATGGTAGATCGGTCAGCCATGCGGGAGCCATCCCGCAAAATCGCAGTCTGTGCATCCGGGAAGTATCCCTTGACATGTGCGGGAACTATCCCGCATATGCTCAATTCCATGGAACAGGCTTCGCAATGAGCAGCAGCAACCTTCTCGCCGACGTCGAGACTTTCCTCAAGAGGACGGGGATGGCCGATAGCGCGCTTGGTCGCGGCGCCGTGAATGACTGGAGGCTGGTCAGCCAGCTGCGCGCTGGTCGCCGCGTCTGGCCGGAGACCGAGCAGAAAGTCCGTCGCTTCATGGAGCAGTACGAAGCGCCCGAGGCGCGGGCCGCATGATAGCGATCGACCACGATAGCGCGCTGCGCGCCCGGCTCGCCTCCACGTGCGCCCTCTGCGGCGTGGGCGGTTGGCACCCGGAAGCCCGGTCCTGCCAATTCCAGAATTGCAGCCTCTCGGTCGTCAGCGATTCCCCCCTGGTCGCTGACGGCGTGTCGGGAGCGGGCGCGGATCTTCCCTCCCTGGGGTCCGCGCCCGTGTTTCCCGCCGATACCGATTCCCTTTTCCATGCCCCGGAGATTGCACTTTGAGCCGCCCGCAGATCCACGGTCGATACGCTACCGTTCCCGCATCCTTGCTTCTGGAAACGCTGGGCGACAGCCTCGCCAAGATCCGGCGGGAAGACGGCGCGACGGATGATGATCTGGGCGCCGTCCTGGGCAAAAGCGGCGACACGGCCGAGCGGTACCGCGCCGGTGGCAGCGAGATGGGCGTCGTCGCGTTCCTGCGCGGCTGCCGCGCCTGGGACGGCCGCTTCGCCAACCCCGCGCTGGCGCTGGTCGGCATGAAGCTGGTCGAGATCGACAGCGGTGAGGGCAGCGATCGCGCTGGCTTCACCGCGCTCGCGACCCTGCTCGCCCAGCTGTCCGAGGCGCTGGAAGACGACAACATCGTCGACGATCGCGAGCTGGCAGCCATGGCGGCGGCCGTCGAGAGCGCCGGCAAGCATATCGACCGGCTCCGCGAACGCGCGCGTCCGCGGCTGATCTCCAACCGAGGATGAACCGCCGGCGCAAAGCCGGCTGAAGGAGTGCACCATGATCGCCAAAAATGGCGCGGCGGCTGCGCAGGCAGCTTCCGCGAGCGAATCTTTGCGCGCTGGAACTGAGGCAGGGGAGCGGTATCCGTTCCGCTCCCACCGGACGGTTGCCGAGGTCTGGGCCGACTGCGGCCCGTTAGCTTGCGTCGGGGGTATCTGGCGCTTGGAGGACGAGCGCGCCTCGACCGTCCACCACGAGGTTGACGGGTTCGTCTTCATTCCGGTGGTGGCGCGTGTCGGCGCTTCGGAGGTGTGCTGATGCCCGCCCACCGCAATCCCGCCTGGTCGGCGGCTGAGCTGAAGCTCCTGCGCGAGCACTATGTCGAGGGCGGTATGCCCGCGGCGCACTCGGCGCTGCCCGCTCGCTCGATCTACTCGATCCGCATGAAGGCCGCCAGGCTCAAGCTGAAGTCGCCGCTCCGCGCGCCGGCCCGCAAGCATATGCTGAACGGCGAGCGCCTGGCGGCTGCCATCGAGCTGCGCGAGCAGGGTGTCCCGTTCTCCAAGATCGCGGCGCAATTCGGCGTCTGCGAGACGGCAGCCACGAACGCAATCACAACGGCGCTCTGCGCAGCGCGCGGGCATCGCCCTGCGGAGCGCGATCGCGCGGGTAAGCTCCTGCCCACCGAGATCGAGCGCCTGCGCTACATGCTGAAGAAGGGCGTGAAGCACATCGAGATCCAGCAGCGGATGGGCATCAGCGCGTCTTCCGTCTCGCACTACCGTCGAGCCTACAACGCGGAGCTGGAAGCGCGCGGCAAGGCGCTCCTGCCGCCCCCAGGCAACGGCGAGCGCTATTCCGGAGTGCCGGTCGATCCGAATGACCGAAAGCGTGTCGAGGAACTGCTGCTGACGGGTCTGGGCTCGATCAAGGTCTCCGACCGGACTGGTGTCAGCAAGACGTCGGTGGTGAAGATCCGCGCCACTCTGGTGAAGCGCCTAAAGGCGAGGGGGCAGGTGCTCCCAGGATGTGACATCAACGGCCGGCGCGTGAAGCTGATCGCCCAGGCGCACAGCATTCCCGAATCGACGAAGGAGCGCTTTCGCAGTTTGCTGCTCAACGGGATGCCGGTCGCGCGCGCTGCCACCATCTGCGGCATCGGGGCCTGCAGCGGCTACCGGCTCCGCAATGAGCTGCGCGATCAGCTTGCGGCCCGCGGCGAGCAGCTGCCGCCGGTCCGTCGGCCTGGCAAGCTGACCGAGCAGGCTCGCGCGATCCGGAGCACGGAACAGCTCAGCCGGGAGGAGCGCCGCCGCCTTCGCCGGCTGGTGAGCGAACACGGCGAAGAGGAGGGGCGCCGCGAGTTCCAGCGCGAGCGCCGCGCCGCCGCCATGGCTCCGAAGACCTTCGAGGAGCAGCTCGCCCGGGTCGCCTCCGGCGCTGCCAGCATCACCCGCACCTTCAAGCCTTCCCGCGCCGCACCTGAGCTGACGCTCGGCGGTGTCGCATCGGCGGCGCTTTGATGAGCGCCGGCCAAATCCAGCTTTTCCGCGCCGAGACCGGCGTCATTTCCAAGGGAGATTACCAGTGAGCGACAACATCTCTGCCGAACAGCTTCGCCTGCTCATCGAACGCATCGAGCGGTTGGAGGAGGAGAAGAAGGGCATCAGCGACGACATCAAGGACGTCTACGGCGAGGCCAAATCGACCGGCTTCGACGTGAAGACGATCCGCACGATCGTCCGCCTGCGGAAGATGGAAAAGCACCACCGCGAAGAGGCGGAGATGCTGCTCGAGACCTACAAGCAGGCCCTCGGGATCTAATCCCCAGCGATGTCCGAACCGTACACTGCCCCGATGATCGCGAGCGTCCTGAGAGGGATGACCGACGAGCGTTTGAGGGCGGTCGTACCCACCGACTTCCATGTCTGGCCCACGAAGCGGATCGTCCGATCGGACGTCATCCGCCACCTGATCCAGCAAGAGCGAGCACGGAGGCGATAATGGAAAGCCCGCCTTACCTTTTCGACCAATTTGCATGCACGCGCGGCGTGTCAAAGGAGGGCGCAAAGCGCGCCCTCATGATGCAGGGCTATGCGGCCGAGGGCCGGACTTTGAAGGAGTCGACCAAGGCGCTGGGGATCAGCGAGCGCTCGGCGCGCCTGCTCGCCCGGCGCTTCATGATCGATTTCACCGACTACCGGCCCTACGCGGGACGGGAGAAGAAGGGACTGGAGCGCCCGGCGCCGTTCGTGCGCCCGGTTGAGCCTGCGGAAGGCCTGCCGCTGTTCGGTGATCACTGACCATGGCGTTCCGACCGTCCGCGATGCTGCGCACCGCACGCAAATCGCGGGGCAACAAGTATAGCGCCAAGCAGACCGCCTGCGGGGCTGGGCACGCGCACCCGTCGAAGAAGGAGGCGCGCCGCTGCAACGACCTGCACCTGCTCCAGATAGCGGGCGAGATCAGCGACCTGCAGATCGGGCCGAAGTTCTTCTTCGAGGTCAACGGCCGCACGCTGCTGCACGATAACGGCCGGCGCGCCGTCTACACCCCGGACTTCGTCTACCGGCAGCGCGGCGGCCAACTGACCGCAGAGGACAGCAAGGGCATGCGGGTGCGTGACTGGCCCCTCCGCAAGGCGCTGTTCCGCGCCTGCTACCCGCACATCGAGGTGATTGAATCATGACACGGCAATCGTCCGCCTGGATGCCGCTCTATGTGGGCGACTATCTGGGGGACACCCAGCGCCTGACGACGGAACAGCACGGGGCATACCTGCTGCTGATCCTCGACTATTGGCGCAACGGCCCGGCACCGGACGACGACGCGGTTCTGCAGCAGATCACCAAGCTCGACGCGCGATCGTGGAAGAAGCATCGCCCGGCCATGCAGCGGCTATTCCAGGTCACGGACGGGGAATGGCGCCACAAGCGGATCGATGCCGAGCTGGCCCAGGCCGAGGCCAATGCGGAGCGCCGTTCGAGCAAGGCGAAGGCCGCAGCCGAAGCGCGCTGGGCACAATCCGGCGATGCTCCGAGCAATGCTGGCCGGGCCGGGAAGGGTGACCCATCCGGGCATGCTTCGGGCACTGCTCCGAGCATGCCCGACGCAATGCTTGGAGCATGCCCGCCACAATCACCTTCACCCAAGAAGAATTCCGTTCCTGACGGAACGGGCGCCGAAGCGCCGAGCCCACCCGATCCCGAGAAGGTAATGTTCGATGCCGGGCGCCAGCTGCTTGCCGGGGCGGGTGTGACGGCGGAGGCGGCTGGCAGGCTGCTGGGCAAGTGGAGGCGCGACCACGGCGCCGAGGCGGTTATCACCGCCCTCGGCAAGGCGCAGCGCGAAGGCGCGATCGATCCAAAATCATTCATCGAAGGATGCTTGCGACATGGCAAATCACCTCATCACGGCCGCCCGAGCGGACCAATCGAGAGCAGTCGCCGCTTTCGCGAGCGGCTCGAACTGGACGCTCAGCGAGGCGATGACGCTGGCCGAGGGCTTGGAGCTTTTCCCTCTGCTGGCACGGTATGAGCGTGGCCTTGCGCCGCTTAAGGACGCGGAGCCGGGCCCGATCACAATCGCATCGCGGCTCAGCGTTGGGCTGCGCGAGGACCTCTCGGTGCTGCTTACCAAGGTGGCGCCGACCATGAGCGCCGAGCAGTCGGATGCGTGGCTCACCGTCATGGTCGCTGCTCTAGGCGACCTGCCCGGGAGAGTAGCGCGCGAGGCGGCGCAGGCGGCGCTGCATCGACCGATGAGCTTCCCCAACCAGATCGAGGCCGAAATCCGCACACTCGCCGCGGGCTTGATGGCACGCCACCGGCTCGCCTGCGAACGGTTGCGGCAGATGGCGGCTGAAGCGAACCGCCGCGCTCTCGTCGAGGAGGAAGAGGTCGCACCGATGACCGACGACGAAATCCGGCGGATGAAGCCAGAGATGCGCGGCCTCGGTCTGGCGTGCGGCGCACTGACGCAAGATCAGATCGATCGCGCGCTCGCCGGGTTCGAGGGCGAGTCACAGCCGGAGCAGCGCGCCGCGTGAAGGTGAGAACAAAGCGTGATTCGGGTGCGGGTTTGGAGTATTGGGGTGGTTGAGATGAGCGGGACGACGGGCACGGCTGGCACCTGGTGCATTCTGCGGACGAGCGGCGGGCGCACCGTGCCCCTATCCAAGTCGCTCGCCGAAGCAGGGTTCGAGGTGTGGACGCCGGTCCGGACGATCCGCCGCCCGGCTCCTGGGCAGGGTCGCCGCCTGGTCATGGGCCAGCGGCGCAAGCTGATCGACGTGGATCTTGCGATCCTGCCGGGCTTCGTGTTCGCTCGGGCCGACCAGCTCCATGATCTGGCGCGGGCGGCCAGCGCCGAGCTGAGCCCGCACCCCAGCTTCTCGGTGTTCCATCAAGCTGGCCGGGTTCCGCTGGTGCGGGATGCCAGTATCACCGGTCTACGAGCAGCGGAGGAAGGCGCGCGCGAGCTGCGCCGTGCCGAGATGGAAGCCGAGACGCGGGATGAGGCGCGCCGCGCGCGGGCCGACCGCATGCGCACTGAAAGCAATCGGCGCAAGATGCTTCGTCGGGTGACGAAGGATCTGCCCAGCAGGACCGAGGTTATGGTCGAGGGGATGCGGGCCTTCGATGGCTTGATCGGCATCGTAGTGGAAGGCCGCGGCGCCACGGCGATCGTTGAGTTCGGCGGTTCGTTGCGCATCGAAATCGAGGCTTGGCAGCTGACGCCGGCGCTGCTACAAAACGGGAACACTCAGCAGGGTGTTGCCGCTTGAGCGGCCTCGGGACCTTCGATCTGGAGCATTGCTCTTGCGACTCCCGCCAGACTGACCGGCGCAAACCGCGCTGGCGGAAGTCCGAAGGCTACTCGTCAATCAGCTTCCACATGATCACGATGCTCAAGCACATACCGGATCGCCAGTGCGGTGCGCTTTTCGATCGGCGACTGGCCTCGCGCCATGGTGCCGATGGACACGCGCGATAGGCCGACGAGCTCGCCCAGTTCGGCATGGGTCATGCCTGTCCGATCAAGGATCGCTTGAAGCTCTTGCGCTTGCATGGATGGTCTCGCTCCTCTATTTTGCCATCCGGAACCTCACGCCGCTGTTACGGTCGTGAGGCCCCGGCTTAGTTACCAGATACGGAAGTCGATCTCGAAGATCTTCTTGCCGTTTCGGAACCACCGAAGGATCAGCTTAACCATTTGCTTCCTTTCGGTTTTGTCAGTGGGGGTGCATCCCCGCTGACAAGAGAATTGATAAGCTACTTATCTTTCCGCGTCAACGGAAAAGATAAGTAGCTTATCCTTTTATGCGAGGTTGTGGATGCCCAGCCGCCCGCCTCAACTGCGGCAGCAGCCCGCGCGCACCACCAGCAATTGGGATCGGCGAAAGAGCAGGCACGAGCGCGGCTATGGCCGCGAGCATGAAGCCATGCGCAGGGTCGTGCTCGCCGAGGAGCCGCTTTGCAGGCTGTGCCGCGCCAAGGAGCCGCCGCAGTTCACGCCCTCGACGATCGCCGATCACATCCGGCCGAAGGCCGAAGGCGGCACCGACGAGCGCGAGAACTATCAAGGGCTCTGCGACCCCTGCAGCAAGGCAAAGACCGCGCGAGAGAGCGCCAGAGCGCGCCGCCGGGCGAGATGACGGCGGGAGGGGGGGGGATCAAAAGCCGCCACCCCGGCCGCCACCCGTACCGCTCTCAGGGCCTTTTTTCGTGCGTGCAGATTAAACTTTCAGGTGCGAATTGAATTCCGGAGGCTAGGATGAAGCGAGGCCCAAAGGCCGAACCGCCCGCCTCCAAGCTGGCCCGCGGCACCTTCCAACCGGTGCGCGACGCCGCGAAAACCGAGGTTCTCGTGCCGGGCGATCCCCCGGTGATGCCGGATTATCTGACCGCTGGCGCGATCGACGTTTGGCAGGAGGAGCTCGGCCGCGTGATGGCGGCGGGCACCGCCGAAATCGATAGCTCCCTGTTCGCTCGGTACTGCTCGCTCGAGGCGCTGGTGCGCGAGGCGTTCGCCGAAGGTGGCGAGCCGCCGCCGGCGGCGTACCTCACCGTCCTGCGACAATATGCAGAGCTGCTGGGCATCGCGGGTCGGAAAAGCCGGGTCGGCAAGGTGGGCGATGACCCGATCAAAAACCGGAACCCGTTCGCGCGCAACGGCGCGAGGGCGCGCGGCTAAGCCAGCGCTCACATTCGAACCGACTGGCCACGATCGCAACTATAGCGAGATCGCGCTCGGCTATGCGCGCACCGCTGCGGCGGACAAGCAGCAGGAATCGCATTGCAAGTGGGTGCGGCTGGCCGCGCAGCGGCATCTGGACGACCTGAAACGGTCGAAAACCAAGGCGTTCGAGTTCTATTTCGACCCCTGGCACGGTAACGACATCTGCGATGTCATCGAGAAACTGCCCCATATCGAGGGCAATTGGTGCACCTGCCCGCGGGCCGCCGACGACATTCACAGCGATCGGTGCGGCAAAATCGACCTTGAGCCCGCTCAGATCTTCATCCTTAGCACGGTTTTCGGGTGGAGGCGGAAAGGAAGCGGGCTCCGCCGCTTCACCATGGTCTATGAGGAGGTCGCGCGTAAGAACGCAAAGTCGACGAAGACCGCCGGCGTCTCGCTCTACTGCCTCGCGTGCGAGAACGAGACCGGGCCGCAGGTGCTCACCGTGGCGACGACGTTCGACCAGGCGAAGAAGGTTTTCCACCCTGCCAAGCGCATGGTGGAGAAGACGCCGGACCTGCAGGAAGCGTTCTCGCTGATCGCCTGGGCCAAGTCGATCGAGTGCAAGGACAATGGCGGCTACATGCAGCCGCTTCACGCGAAGTCGAAGAGCCAGGACGGGCACAACCCGCACCTGGTGACGCTCGACGAGTTCCACGCCCACAAGGACCGCGGGCTGTTCAACGTCATGCGGTCCGCGTTTGGCGCCCGGAAGCAACCGTTGATGTGGATCATCACGACCGCCGGCTCCGACATTAACGGCCCCTGCTACGAAGAGCGGGCTTTCGCGACCAAGGTGCTCGAGGGCACCATCGTTGCCGACCACTATTTCGTGATCATCTTCACCTTGGACCGCGCCGAGGACTATGGCGACGGCCGGAAGGTCGGCGATGACCCGTTCGACGAAACGAAGTGGTGCAAGGCGAACCCGCTGCTCGGCGCCGCGGTCCAGCTTTCCGAGCTTCGGCAGTACGCGATCGAGGCGAAGTCTAACCCCGCCGCCGAGAGCGAATTCAAGACCAAGCGCCTCAACATCTGGATCGGCGCGCTATCCGCCTGGCTGAACGTCACCCAGTGGAACCTCTGCGGCGACGCCAGCCTGACGCTCGACGACTTCGCCGGGCTCGATTGCTACATCGGCGCCGACCTTTCGAACGTCGATGACTTGTCCGCGCTGGTACTGGCGGCGATCGATCCCAACGGGCGGCTGCTGGTGAAACCGTGGTTCTATGTGCCGGAGGCACGGCTCGAAAGCGTCGACACGTCGGTCAAGCAGATCACGGAGCTGTATAAGCGGTGGGCCGCGGGCGGTTTCCTGACCCCCACGCCCGGCGACTTCATCGATCACAACGTGATCGAGGCGCAGATCCGCCTGATCAAGGCCCAGCTTGCGGCGCGCAAGGCGACGTTCGATCAGTGGAACAGCGGCCTCGCTATGGCCGCTCGGCTCAATGAAGAGTTCGGCGAGCCGGATAATCCCTTCGGCGTCCAAATGGCGAAGAACGCCCGCAACTATACCGACCCGGCCAAGGCGATCGAGGCGCGGGTGAAGGCCGGGCCAGCCCGCCTCCGGCACGACGGCAACCCGGTGATGGGGTGGATGGTCGGAAACGCCGTAGCGGACCGCCGCACCGACGGCAGCATCCTGCCGAAGAAGGAAACGGCGAACAGCGCCAATAAGATCGACGGGGTGGATGCTATGCTCAATGCTGTCGCCCCGATGCTGCTCCCCTCCGAAGACGATGGCGTCGACGAGTGGATGAAGAGCCTCGCTGCATGAGCGTTTGGGGCAACATCCTCGCCGCGATCGGCTTCGCGCCCGGCGCGCAGGACGGCGACAACGTCCGGACAGGCCAGATCACCACCGAGCGAGCCACGGATTCGGAGACGAGCGGCTCGTTTCTCGGCCTGTCCGCGACCTGGGCATGCGTGAATTTCTGGGCAGGCAACATCGCCGGCCTGCCGGTGACCGTCTATCGCAGGGGGCCGGGCGGGGTCGCAGTCGAAGCGACCGATCACCCCCTCTATTCGCTGCTGCACGACAGCCCGAACTACGATCAATCGGCGTTCGACTTCTGGGAGTTCATCGTCGCTTCCATCGAGCTGCAGGGCAACGGTTATGCCGAGATCCTGCGCCGCGAGGACCGCAAAATCATCTCGCTCACCCCGATTCGGCCGGATCTGGTGCGGGTCACCCGCCGCTCAAACGGCGATTTGCAGTACAGCTGGACCGACAGCGAGGGCGACCACACCGAAACCCAGGAGCGGGTGCTTCATATTCGCGGCTTCGGCGGCAATCCTCTCGGCGGCCTGTCGCCGCTGGCGGTATGCCGGCGCACCTTCGCTGCCGCTTCCGCCGCCGATCGCGCCGCGCGCGCCATGTTCGCCAATGGGGCGCGGCCTTCCGGTACGCTTTCAACTGACAAGCTGCTGAAGGCGGAGCAACGCTCCGAGCTTGAGGAGCTGCTTCGGGAGAAATTCGTCGGCGCGGCGAATAGCGGACGGCCCATGCTGCTCGACAACGGGCTGACCTGGCAGGCGCTTTCACTGAGCCCGGAAGACGCCCAGATGCTGGAGAGCCGGCAATTCAGCGTCGAGGATATTTGCCGCGTGTTCGAGGTGGATCCGCACCTGGTCGGCCACACCGCTGGCAACACGAAGCTCGGCAGTAGCATCGGCGATCAGACGCTGTCTCTCCTCAAGTTCAAGATGCGCAAACGCCTGAAGCGGATCGAAGGCTCGCTCGAAAAGCAGCTGCTCACCGCCGCCGATCGCGCGGCCGGCGTGTCGATCGAGTTCAATCTCGAGGGCTTCCTGCGCGCGGATTCGGAAGGCCGGGGGCGGTTCTACGACCTGATGAAGCAATTCATGACCGTCAACGAGGTTCGCGCGCTCGAAGGACTCGGCCCCGTTCCTGGCGGCGACGTCATCCTAGCCCAGATGCAGGACATTCCGCTCGCCGCCGCGGTCGCCAACACGAAGGAGCCGGCACAATGACCGAAGACCCCCGCCTCGCCGCGCACCGCGCCCAGATGCAGGTCGCCGGCACCCAGCTGATGACCCCGGAGGAGATCCTTGCCGGACAGTCACAGGCGGGCGTCCCGCGGCCGAGCTTTCTCAAGGATCATGACGACGACGGCTCGGTCCAGAGCCTCGTCTCGGGGGGTGAACGATGAACGAACTCGACTTCGAGCTCGACACCAAGTCGATCGCCGATGATGGCACCGTCGAGGGCCTCGCCATCGGCTACGGCAACATCGACCACGGCGGCGACCAGGTCATGCCGGGAGCGTTCAGCGCATCCCTGGCGGGCCGTAAGTCGCTGCCGATGCTGCTCTACCATGATCAGCGGCGCCCCGCTGGCGTGTGGAACAGCTGGCAGGAGACGTCCGACGGTCTGCTCGTGAAGGGGCGGTTCGCCATGTCGACCCCGACCGGCAAGGAGGCCTACGGACTGACCAAGGACGGCGCGATCGGCGGCCTTTCTATGGGCTTCAAGACGCTCAAGCAGCGGATGGAAGCCAAGACGCGGCAGCTGCTCCAGGGTGTGCTGCACGAAATCTCGCTGGTGACGATCCCGATGAACGATCGGACCCGCGTCATCAGCGTCAAGGACATCGGTGATCTTCGCGACCGCTTGGCAGCCGGGGAACGGCTGACGGAGCGCGAATGGGAGGGTCTGCTCAAGAAGAGCTTCGACCTCTCCAACGCAGAGGCTGAGCGCGCCGTGCGTCTCAACCTCAAAGGAGGCCAGGGGGAGCCTGGCGGCACGGCGAGCGACCAGGCGCGAAGCTTCTTCGAGGCTCTGCGCTCCTAACTCCACCGGGCTTACGCGTCCGAAGACGCTGCCCCCCCCCAGATGGAATTCTATCATGAGCACCGAAACGAAGTCGGTCGCCGAGCTGGCGGCCGAGACCAAGGCTGCGTTCGAAAAGAGGCACGACGAGGTCAAGGAGATCGCCCAGAAGGCGCTCGCCGAGGCCGGCAAGGGCATCCCCATGGCCGAAAAGGCCAAGGAGATCGCCGATCAGGCGCTCACCGGCATGAACGAGCTGAAGAGCCTGCTCGACACGCTCGAGCAGAAGGCGGCCCGTCGTGGCGGTGGCGACGAGCGCCAGCAGAGCATCGGCGAGCAGTATGTCGAGAGCGACGAGTACAAGTCGGCGTTCGCGAATGGCGCTCGGCAGGGCCAGAACGTCGGTATCGAGGTGAAGGCGATCACGTCGCTCACCACGGACGCCAACGGCTCGGCCGGCGACATGGTCCGCCCCGATCGCGTGCAGTCGCCGATGCAGATGCTGCCCAACCGGCAGATGACCATCCGCAACCTGATCGCGCCCGGCCAGACTTCGTCGAGCTCCATCGAATATGTCCAGGAGACCGGCTTCACCAACAACGCCGGCATGGTCGCGGAGGGCACGCTGAAGCCGGAATCGACCCTGAAGCTGGACCTGAAGAACGCCCCGGTGCGCAAGATCGCGCACTGGTTCCTGGCATCGGCCGAAATCCTCGCCGACGCGCCGGGCCTGCGCTCCATGATCGACAACCGCCTCCGTTATGGTCTCGCGTTCGTCGAAGACGTGCAGCTGCTGAAGGGTGACGGTACCGGGCAGAACCTGCTCGGCATCAAGCCGCAGGCGGCCGACTATGCAGTCCCGGTGGGCCTGACCGGCTTCGCGGCACCGTCGATGATCGACAAGCTGCGCATTGGCCAGCTGCAGGTCGCGCTGGCGCTGTACCCGGCCGATGGCCAGGTTCTGCATCCGATCGACTGGGCCATCATCGAGATGATGAAGGACGGCGAGGGCCGCTATCTGATCGGCAACCCGCAGGGAACGCTTGCACCGACGCTCTGGGGCCTGCCGGTGGTGCCTTCGATGGCGCAGACCGTCGGCGAATTCACGATCGGCGCCTGGAAGATGGGCGCGCAGCTGTTCGACCGCGAACAGTCGGGCGTGATGGTTTCCACCGAGGACGGCGACAACTTCCGCAAGAACATGGTCACGATCCTCGCCGAGGAGCGCCTGGCGCTGACCACGTACCGCCCGGAAGCCTTCGTCGACGGCGCGTTCGCCAACGCCTGAACCACCTAACCGGGGCGGGCGGCGCGTCCGCCCCGGCAACGGGAGCATCGTTCGATGTCCGACAAGAAGATTAAGTACGAGGTGCGGCGCTCCATGCAGTGCGGCGCCGAGAGCTTCGAACGCGGCGACACGCGCGAGTTGACCGAGGCGGAGGCGCTGCCGCTGCTGAAGTCCGGCGCGCTGTGCTTGCCCGGCGAGGATCCTGCGCAGCGCGATCCGGCCGTGATGCACACGTTCGGCAGCGCGCCCCAGGAAAGTCCGACCGACTTCACGGTTGCACACCCCGATAACGCGGTTCAGCTGCCGAAGCGGCAGCAGGGCGCCAAGAAGGCGAGCTGATCATGGCCGACAACGTCACCACCCCGGTCGACGCCGGCAAGGTCCTTGCCTTCAAGGACATCGGCGGCATTCTCTTTGCCCTGAACCTGCTCGCCGATGCGACCGGGCAGGACGTCATGGGCCTTGTCGCCGCCAATCCGGCGGCCAACACCCTGCTCGGCCGCCTGAAGGCTATCGCGGACCTGCTCACCGCCCAGAACGGCTATGTGGACGGCATCGAGACGCTCCTCGCGCAGGCCACGCCAGCGGGCGAGAACTACATTGGCCGGATCGGCGGCGATGTGCTCACCGCCCCCGGCAATGCTCCGGTGGTGACCACCACGGCTTATGCCAGCGGTAACGTCGTCGGCGGGCTGCTGACCTTCACCGGCGCGGCGCGCACGCCCGCGGGTGCCGGCTTGATCCAGGCTGCGTCCGTTTTGTCGAAGAGCGTGCAGACGGCCGCCCTGGACCTGCTGATCTTTTCGGCCAATCCGACCGCCTCGACCTTCAACGACAAGGCCGCAGTCGCCATCAACGCCGCCGACACGGACAAGCTCGTCGGCGTGATCCACCTGACCGACTGGTCGGCGCTCGGTACCGCCTCGATCGCCCAGGCGGTTGCCGTTGGCCTGCCGTTCAAGCTGGCAGCGGGCACCTCTCTCTACGGTGTGCTTGTCGCCCGCGCGGCGATGGCGCTCGCTTCGACGTCCGACCTCACCCCTTCGCTCCGGATCATCCCGGGCTGATCGGAGGCGCGCCATGCTGTCGCATCTCATAGTCCTCGGGCTGCTCGGGGCACCGAACGATGGCAGCGATATCGGTGCCGTGATCGCCACGCCGGACCGCACCGCGTCGATGCTGGTGATCCAGGCGACCGCCTCGCGACCGACGTCGATCCCCCTGGGCGCGGCCGCCTGGCCGCAGCCCTATGATCCGGGTGATCACGCGCCGTACGCCATCAACTTCGCCGACCTGCTCGACGAGGGCGAGAAGATCGCTAAGATCGAGGCTATCAAAATCGCACCGGCGGCGGTGCTGCTCGGCATCTCGGTCGACGAGGCGCCCGGCTATGGCCCGATCATCGACGTGGCGGGCGAGAAGATCCAGCTATGGTTCCTCGTCGACCAGGCGTATTGGGAATCAGCCTCCTTCGCCTCGGCCGGCGTCCTCCTTCCGTTCACAGTGCGGGTGCTGACCGACAGCGTGCCGCCCAAGCGGTACGAGCGCACGGCGGTGCTGACGGTGCGGCAGCTGTGAAGATCGATAACGGGTATCGCGCCCGCCTCGAGATCGCCGGCGTGTTCGATGGCATCGCAGGCGTCCAGGGCAACAAGGCCTCGTTCGCACCCAACCGCTCCACGGCGCGGCCGGAGAGCGTCAAGGGCGGCTTGCTGGACGGAAAGCCGGTCCTGCTCACCACGGCGAAGGACGAGACCGGGCCCCTATACACCACTCGCTTCCAGGTGATCGAATGACGATTGAGGAGATGCGCGCAGCGGCCGGGCTGGCCGACACCGCGACAGAGGCCGAGGTTGTCGCGGCCTATGCGGCGCTGATCGACGACGGTCGTCCTGTGTCGCTGCCGATCGTCGAGCCGGTCACCGTCGAGCAGGTGCGCCTGCACTGCAAGATCGAAGAGGACGAGGAAGACGCCCTCATCGCCCAGAAGATCCGTGCCGCGCGCGAATGGGTGGAGGACTATACAGATCGGATCGTCGCCCAGCGCACGCTGGTGCAGCACTTCCGCGGCTGGGCCGGCGCTCTTGCGCTGAACAGCCGCCCAGTGGTGTCGATCGACTCGGTCACCTATGACGGGACGGAAGGCCCGGCGGCGCTGGCGCGCGGTGCTTTCACGACCTCGCGCGACCTGCTGCGCATTCATCCGGACGGGTCCGGGTGGCCGCAGCTGCGCGCCGGGGGCGGGGTGACGGTGGCCTATACCGCTGGCTACGACGCCGGCGAGGCGCCGAACTGCATGACCGAGGCGATTATCGTGCTCGTCGCGGGCATGCTGAACGAGCGCGCTGGATCCTACGATGCCGCCGAGCGGGCTGCCGAACGCTTGCTGGCGCGTCTGGTGCAGTTTTCGGTCTGATGTCGGTCTTCGATCCCTCCAAGCTCAAGAGCCGGGTGCGGATTGAGCGGCCGGTGGCAGACACCAGCCTTGACGGCGCGGGCTCGGGCACCTGGGCGCTGGTGAAAGAGGTCTGGGCGGAGGTGCAGGACAAGCTGCCGAGCCGCGGCGAAAAGCTGGCGGACGGTATCAACGCCGCGGCGCGCCCCGCACGGGTGCGGATCCGCTTCCGCGACGATGTCGCCTCGAACATGCGGCTCGTGGTTCTGCGCAAGAAGGTGCCGGTACGCATCATGCAGATCATCTCCGGCCCAGCAGAGCTGGGAACTCGCGAGGGGCTCGAGTTCATGGTCGAGGACTATCGCCCCGCAGGGAACCCCGCCTGATGGTGACGGTCAAAGGGGCCGATGTGGTGGCGCGCTACCTTGCCAACCTCCCGGCCGAAATCGAGGCAAAATTGCTCCGCGGGGCGGGGCGCGCGGCGGGTGCAGTGGTGAAGGAAGAGGCGCAGGCTCGCGCTCTGTCAGCCGAAGTGCGCGACGACGTCGTCCTGCGCAGCTCTTCGCGCGATGGCCGTATCGTTGTGAAGGTCACCGTCAAGCCCGGCTGGGGCTATTCGCTCGGCGTCTGGCAGGAGTGGGGCACCGCGGCGCACTTCATCAGCGTGGCGGAGGATCAGCGGCAGGGCCGGAGCATCGGGCGGATCAACAAGCTGTCGAAGGAGGGCTCGCTTGTAATCGGCGGCCAGTTCGTCGGCGCCACCATTTACCACCCTGGCGCGCGCCCGCATCCGTTCCTGCGCCCGGCGCTGGACATGCGCGGAAGCGACGCGATCGCCGCGGCCCAGGCCTACATCAACGCGCGGATAGCTGGCGGCAAGATCGTCGGCGCGGCAGAGCCCGAGGACGAAGCATGACGGGCGTGGACATCATCGGCACGCTGCTGCGCGCGGATCCGGCCGTGCTGGCGCTCGTGCCGATCGAGCGGATCAAGGCCGGTGCGCTGCCGGACAATGTTGCGCTGCCGGCCCTGCTCATCCGCTCCACGAGCAACGTCGAGCGCCAGCCGCTGAAGCGGGGCGAGCGCACCCGAAACACCGAACGAGTGACCGTCTCGGTGCGTGCGGCGAACTATCGCGACCAGCGCGCGGCAATGAGGCTGGTGGTGGATTGCTGCGCCGGCCGCACCGGCACCGTGGCGGACGTGGAGGCCGTGTCGATCCTAACCGCGGGGCGAGGGCCCGACACGCGCGGCCCCGGCGACAGCTTCGACCAAGGGCAGGATTTCAAGGTCTCCTTCGAGGCCTGATCACCAGGAGAACACCGATGTCGAGCAGCAAGAAGGGCGTCGCGAAGCAGGATTTCACCGACGCCGGCACCGGTAAGTCATTCGAGGCCGGGAAGGCCCCCGACTGCACCGCCGGCGAATATGCGAACTACCTCGCCGCTGGGCTGATCGAGGAGCCCGAGCAGGCGGAAGACGCTCCCACCAAGGGAAAGGCCTCCGCCAACTGATTCCGCCCGACCGGGCTGAATACCGCCGGCCCCGCCGGCTCGCCACACCAGGAGAACTATCATGACGTCGACGACTGCGGCGGGCTCGGCGCTCGCCATTTCCGCGGCTGCACCCGCAAGCCAGGACGCAACCGGCTTCGCCGCTCTCACCATGACCGAGATCGGCAGCCTCGAAAAGATCGGCGCGATCGGCGCGGTCTTCGCGAAGGTCGAGTTCACGCCGCTCAAGGGTCCGAAAGACAAGCACAAGGGCAGCGTCGATTACGGCTCGCTGCAGCCGAGCATGGCCTATGACACCGCCGACGCGGGGCAGACGCTGATGCGCACAGCCTCCGACGATGCCACGTCGAAGCTCTACAGCTTCCTCGTCACGCTTCCGAACGGCGAGAAGAATTACTTCCAGGGCCGCGTCTTCGGCATGCCGCTGAACATCGACGGCGCCGACAGCGTCGTGATGGCGAACCCCACCGTCGAGATCTGCACCAAGCCGGTGAAGGTCGCCGGCTCCTAAGCCCAACCCGGCGCCCGCGACGCCGCCTTCTCTCTGCTCCACCTGGCCCGTTTTCGCGGGATGCGGGCCAGGTGGGGCACCAATCCCGCGAGAGGTTTTTCCCATGAAGATCGCAAAGCTTGCCGCCTCCCCCACCGCCTTCCTCCACCTGAAGGGGCCCGACGGAGCCTACCTTTACGAGGGCAAGGAGCCCATGGGCATCGAGATGTACGGCCCCGGCACGCCTGAAGCGGCCGCCGTCGAAAGCGCCCAGTCCGCCCGCGCCATCAAGCGCATGCAGGACAACAACAACAAGATCAGCCTGCCGCCGGCCGAGGATCAGCGCGCCGAAAAGGCCGCCGACCTCTCCGCGCTGACGGTCGGCTTCCAGCACATCGAATATGACGCCGCCGATGGTACCCCACTCACCGGGAAGGCATTGTTCCTCGCCGTCTATTCGGATCCGTCGCTCGGATGGATCAAAGAGCAGGCCGACAAATTCCGGGATGACTGGGGAAACTTCATGCCCAGGTCGCCGAAGACCTGAAGCTCTACGTGCGGCAAATGGCATGGCTGAATGCCGTGCCACGTCCGCCCGAGGGGTCGGGTAGAGCTAAGGCGAATGCCTCCCCCGCTGCCGCAAGCCGGGCTGCCCAGATGAAGGCAAACGGCATCCGCACCCCCATGATGCCCCCGAACCCCATGCCCCACATCATCAACTGGCTGGTTGAGATTGGCCTGTCGGAGGCCGCGGGCATGGGTGTCGGCCCGATCAGCTGGCGAGAAATCAACGAGTGGCAGCGCGCGACCTGTGTGACGCTGAGCCCCTGGGAGGCCAGGCTGATCAAGACCCTCTCAACCACCTATGTCGTCGAGGGTAAGCGGGCAGAAAGCGAGAACTGTCCGCCACCGTGGCGCTCGGAGGTGACCGAGGCGGAGAAGAAGGCCGAAGTCTCGTCGCTCGCTGCGGTTTTCGGGTGACCGCCGGTCAATCGCGCGTGTATCACTGCCCGCCTTCGGAGGGTCTGGCATGCGCGCGTTTCTTCTGGCGATCGGCTTGGTGGCGCTGGCGGCCTGCTCCAGCAAGGTGGATGAAGCTGAGGCTGATCTAGCGATGATCAAGAATGCGCATCCAACGCGCATGGAACTCTGCGCTGCGCATAAGAGGGTCGCAGAAGCCTATCTTCAGACCCGGGATCAAGAAAAGTACAATGAGAAGAAGCTCGCCGCCGAAATTATGTGTTCCGGCGACATGAACGCTCCCGATCCTGCATCGCCGCAGGCCGATAATCTCGAAGTCAAAAACGTCGAAATCGGCGCGGACGGCGCGAGCAAGTAGCCGACCTTAAATCGAAGTAAGCATCACCCCGCTTCGGCGGGGCTTTTGTCGTGGAGGTCGCTATGGACGACGGCTCGCCCGCTCTTGAGGTTGGCTTCAACATCGACTTTGGCGATTCCTTCGGCAACCTCCGCTCTTTGGACGACATCCTTGGTGAAACTGCGGCCAACGCGGTGCGCGAATTCAACAAGATGAAAGCGGCCAGCGGATCGGCTCTCGACCTTTCTGGCGCGACCGCATCGGTCAGCACATTTGCCACAGCCACGACGCGTGCATTCCGAACCGCCAAGGCGGAGTCTCAGGCGGCGGAGCGCGCTGGTGAATCGCTGGTCCGTCAGTTGGAGCGCCAGATTGAGACGTTCGGCAAGACGGCATCTGAGATCCGCAACATGCGTGCGGAACAGCGCGCACTGAACGCGGAGCAGCAGGGCCTCACTCAGCTGGCAGGGGATATCCGCGCACTGAACGCTGAAATGGTCAGGCTGGAGACGGCTGGGAACGGCAGCGCCAAGGCGGTACGCGGCAACGGATCGGCTCTAGCGGCCATCTCGCCGCAGGCGCAGGACGCATTCACCCAAATTTCCATGGGTACGAATGTGCTGAATGTTCTTGCCATCCAGGGCGGTCAAGCCGCCGGCCAGATGATCTATCTCGGCGGGACCGCGGAGAAGTTCGGCAAGTTCATGCTCGGGCCGTGGGGTTTGGCGCTGACGGCAGGCATGCTTGTCGCAGGTGCGCTGACGGAGCAGATCCTGAAGCACAACAACGCGCTGAACGACGCCGTCGATAAGCTCAAGAAGGACGCCGCCGAAACGGAACTGAACCGGCAGGCGAAGGAACGCTTCAAGACAACCGCAGAAGGCGTCGCAGCCGCGATTCGCGAGGGCACCCAAGCAACCCGCGACGCGATCGCCGCGCAGAAGACCTCCGCCGAGCAAGACAACATCAACGCGAAAAACAACCTAGCTCGCGAAGTCAGCATCCGGCGCGTCACGCTTGCCCAGATCGAGCAGGCCCAAGTGCTCGCCAACAACGCTAAGCCGACCAGCGGCCCCGGCGGGGCAGATTCAATCGTGGCCGCGCAATACGCCGCTCGCGTTGTGGAACTCAAGCGGCAGGCCGAGGAACAGCAGAAACTCATCGACGCAGCCGAATCCAGGATTGGGGAAACCCGCATCGCGCTGGCGGAGGAAGTCGCCAAGCGCATGGCGGACCCAAGCGAGCGGATTAAGAAGCAGTACGATGATCAGGCCGCCGCGGCGAAGAATGCTGCTCGGGCACAAACAGCCGCTGGGGGCGCCCTGTCGACGGCCTTGGCGGGTCAACTCGCGAACCAGCTCGCCCAGATCGAGCGCAACCGCCAAGCGGCGCTGAAAGCCGAGCAGGACCGCCAGTCCGCGATGAAGCAGACGGCGCAGGTCGGCCGCGACATCGACCTCGCCGAAGCACGCCGCATTGCCCAGAGCATCGGCGCGCGCATCACGAGCGAACAGCGATCCTATGCTGAGCAGAAGGCGCTGTACGACAAGTACATGGCGTACAAGGCCGGGAAGGGCCCCTGGGCCGCGCTGGCTGCCGCGCCGGGCAGCAGTGCACACGAGACCGGCAACGCGCTCGACATTGCCAAGACGCCCGGAATGTCCCTCGCCAAGATCCGCGAGGCCTATCGTGCGGCGGGCGTCAGCATTCGCCAGCTGCTGGACGAGGGCGACCACTTTCATATCGCGTGGAAGAAGGGCGCCGACAGCGCAGCCGCCGCGTCCAAGAAGCTCGCTGACACCCAGGCGGACCTTGCCAAGAAGTTCGATCCGGCAGCGTCTGCAGCGCTGGAATATCAGGCCGCCCTCAAGAGCATCGCCGACGCGAAGCTCGATCCGGAAACGGCGGCCCGATACGGCAAGGCTGCCGCGGAGGCATTCCGCAAGGCGCGAGCCGCCGCATTCGAGCTGCCCAGCATGAGCGAGATCTCCGTTCAGGCGGAGGCCGACAAGGCCGCCGAGAAGTCTGCCGAGGAATTCGGGCGCAACGTCCTACAGCCGCTTCGTGACGAACTGGCGCTCTACGGCCTGGTTGGTGCTGCACGCGCCAAGGCTGCGCTGGATTTGGAGAAGGAAAGCTTCATCGCGAAGAACATCGCGGACGGCGCGGACGTGGCTGCGGCTCGCTGGAAGGAATACTACGCCCTCAAGAGCCAGCTAATCGAGAAGGATGCGGCCCTAGAGGCGCAGGAAAGCGCGGCGCGGCGCCTGCAGGAGGATCTGGCCCTGACTGCCGACGGCTGGGACACCGTTGCTCGCAGCGTACAGAACGCGAGCCGCGGCATGGCCGATGCCTTCGGCGATGTCGGGCAGGCGATCGGCGACATGGCCGCGATCTACGCCAACTATCAGGCGGACAGCGCTCGCGCAGACGCACAGCACCTCGCGCGGCTACGGGCCATCAAGGAAGCCGGGGGCGGCCAGGCTCGCATCGATCGAGAGAATGCAAAGTTCGCCTTGTCCAACGCGACGGCGCAGATCGGCGTCTATGGCGACATGGCCTCTGCCGCGAAGGGGTTCTTCAGCGAGAATAGCAAGGGATATGAGATCCTCGCGGCGACCGAGAAGGCGTATCGCGCCATCCAGTTTGCCATGTCGGTGCGCGCAATGGCGCAGGACGTCGCGGAGACGCTCGGCATCGTCTCGAACAGCGCTGCCCGGGCCACCGCCCAGGGCACCGAGGGTATCGCGGCGCAGTCCAAGCTGCCGTTCCCGTTCAACATCGTCGCGATGGCAGCGACCGCCGGCGCGCTCGTTGCAGCAGGCGTGGCGGTGATCGGCTCGCTCACCGGTGGCGGCGCCAAGCAGGCGCCGACCAACACCGGCACTGGTACGGTCCTGGGCGACGCCTCCGCCAAGAGCGAGAGCCTCAAGCGCGCGATCGACGAGCTGAAGGCGGTAGATACCGTCACCAACGTCTATTCGCGCCAGATGCTGGCCTCGCTGAAGTCGATCGACAGCCAGATCAGCGGCGTGGCGTCGGTGATCGTCCGCGGCGGCGACATCAACGCCAGCGGCGGCGTCGCGCAGGGGTTCAAGCCCAACCTGATCGGGTCGGTCCTCGGTGCAATCCCCGTGGTCGGCGGCCTGCTCAGCAGCCTGTTCGGCACCCGCACCGACGTGACCGGCAGCGGCATCTATGGCGGCGCGCAGTCTCTCGGCAGCGTCCTGAACGGTGGTTTCAACGGCCAGGCCTATTCGGACGTGACGAAGACGAAGAAGTTCCTGGGCATCGTCTCGGGTCGCTCCTACTCGACCCAGTACGGCGCGCTCGACCCGAGCCTCTCGAACCAGTTCACCTTGATCCTCCGCAGCTTCAACGACGCGATCAAGGCGGCGGCCGTGCCGCTTGGCGCATCAACCGACGCAATCCAGCAGCGGCTGAACGGCTTCGTCGTGAACATCGGCAAAATCGACCTGAAGGGCCTCACCGGCGAGCAGATCCAGGAGAAGCTGAACGCGGTGTTCGGTGCGGCGGCCGACAACATGGCGACGGCTGCCTTCCCGCTGATCGCCCAGTTCCAGAAGGTCGGCGAGGGCGCTTTCGAGACGCTCACCCGCGTCGCAACGACGGTGGAGCAGGTCAGCACCTCGCTCGACCTGCTCGGCGCCAGCACCAGGGGCATGGGCATCGCCGCCAAGCTCGGCCTGGCCGACCAGTTCGACAGCGTCTCGGCGCTGAACGACGCGGCGACCGCCTATTTTCAGGCGTTCTACACCTCGGAGGAGCAGGCCGCCGCCAAGACGGCGCAGATGAGCAAGGTGTTCGCCAGCCTGGGCGTGTCAGTACCGCCGACGCTCGCCTCCTTCCGCCAGCTGGTGGAGGCGCAGGACCTCACCACCACCGCCGGCCAGGCGACCTATGCCACCCTGCTTAAGCTGGCGCCGGCATTCGCGGACCTTCAGCAGTCGCTGCAGGGTGCGAAGAGCGCCGCCGACGTCATGAGCGAGCGGCAGGACCTCGAACGCCAGATCCTCGAACTGCAGGGCAAGACGGACGAAATCCGGAAGCTGGACCTGGCCAAGCTCGATGCCAGCAACCGCGCGCTGCAGCTGCAGGTGTGGGCGATCCAGGACGCGCAGGAGGCTGCCAAGGCAGCGGACGAGCTGCGGCAGGCGTGGAGCACCGTGGGCGACAGCATCATGGACGAGGTGAAGCGGATCCGCGGGCTTGGCGACGTCACCGGCTCCACCACCTACGCCGGACTGCTCGGCCAGTTCAACGCGGCGAGCGCGGCGGCGCGCGGCGGCGACCAGGATGCGGCCAAGTCGCTGCCCCAGCTGTCGCAGGCGCTGCTCTCCGCCGCCGCGAGCGCTGCCACGAGCCGGCAGGAGCTGGCCCGGGTGCAGGCGCAGACGGCCGCAAGCCTTGAGGCGACCTATGGGGCGATCAACAAGCTGGGCACCGCCGCCACGGCGACGAGCAACGCCGCGCTGCTCTCGGCTGCCGCCACCGCCCAGACCGCGACGTCGGGCTCGAACGACAACCCCGCCACCATCGCCGATCTGCGGACGGCGCTGGCGGCCCTCACTGACGAGGTGAAGCAGTTGCGAACCGACAATAACGCCGGCCACGCCGCGACGGCGGGCAACACCGGCAAGACGGCCAAGATCCTCGACACCGCCACCCAGGCGGCCGGCGGCGCGGCGATCGGCACGAAGGCGGTCGCGTGAAGGTCGTTCGGCCGCTCCCGATCAGCCTGACCGCGTCGTCGGTACCGGAGGCGGACTATCCGGCCTGGGATGCCGGCACCACCTATGCGCTGGGCGCGCGGGTGATCGTGGCGGCGCTCCACCGGGTGTTCGAGAGCGCCGCCTCGGGCAATGTTGGGCACGCGCCCGCGGCCGGCGGCACGAGCTTCTGGCTCGACGCGGGCCCGACGAACCGCTGGGCGATGTTCGACGTCGCCGCCGGGCCGGCGACCAGCTCCTCGGCAGCGATCGTGCTGACGCTGGCGCTGCCGGATGCAGTCGACGCGATCGGGCTGGTCGACCTGCAGGCGGCGAGCGTGCGGGTGCAGATCACCGCGGACAGCGTGACCCTGCTCGATACCACCCGCGGCGCGCCGGCCGCGTGCGAGGTCTTCCTAGGCCTGCCAGCTGCAGCCGCGCGCTCGGCAACGATCACGATCGTGCCAGGGGGCGAGGCTGCCGTTGTCGGCAAGCTGATCACCGGTACCGCGCTCGATCTGGGCACGCTTGCCGATGCTCCCACCGTTGGGCTCACCGACTTCAGCCGCCGGGAGACGGATGAGTTCGGCGTCACGACCATCGCGGATCGTGGCTGGACCAAGCGAATCGATGCGAAGTGCCTGATCGACGACGCGGCGCTCGACGGCATCCAGCGCCAGCTGGCGGCCATTCGCGCGCAGGCCGCGCTTTGGATTGGCGAGGGGGATTTCCCCAGCCTGATCGCCTACGGCCTCTACAAGGACCTCTCGCAAGTGATCAGCCTGCAGGGCATCAGCACCTGCTCGCTCACGATCGAAGGCTATCCAGCTGCCAGCATCGCCGTGCCGCTGAGCGACCCGGCGCTGGACGGCGCCAGCGACTTCCGCGTCGTGCGGCCGGCGGCGCTCACCGATGCGGCGCTCGTGGCGTCCAGCGTGCCGGAGGACGAGTATCCGGCATATGCCGCCGGCACCGCCTACGTCGTGGGCGCGCGCGTGATCCTGGCGGCCACACACCGGACCTATGAGAGCCTCACCGCGGGCAATGCGGGGAACGACCCAGCGACCGACCCGGCGCACTGGCTCGACCTCGGCCCGACCAACCGCTGGGCGATGTTCGACCAGGCGCTCGGCACCACCACCACGACGACTGGCGGGATCGTCGCGCAGCTGAAACCCGGCACCTTCGCCGACGCGATCGCCGTGCTGGACGCGGTCGGCGCAACCGTGCGGGTGCAGGCGCCCGGCTATGACCAGGTCCGCGTGATTGGCGGCGACGTCACCACCGCGCTGTTCCTCGATCTGGCGCTCGCCGCTGGCGACACCGCAACGGTTACGATCGCCGGCGCGGACGCTGGAGCTGCAGTCGCCGTGGGCACGTTGCTGATCGGCGCCCAGGAGGGGCTGGGCCGCCTGGCGGACGAGCCGACCATCGGCATTCTCGACTTCAGCGTGAAGAACACGGACGACTTCGGCAACACGGTGCCGCTCGAGCGCGCCTGGGCGAAGCGCATGGAGGCGAAAAGCCAGATCGCCACGGCGGGCGCCGACGCGCTGCTACGCCGCCTGGCGACGCTCCGCGCCAAGCCGTCGCTCTGGATCGGCGCGGCCGAGCTCGACGCCCTGACGATCTACGGCTTCTTCCGCGACTTCACCGTCACCCTGGGCGAGCAGGTCAGTACCTGCTCGGTCACGATCGAGGGCATGGCGAAGGCCGCGGCGGAGGTGCCCGGCGACGGGATTACACTCACCGCCTACCTGACCAACGAAGACCACACCGTTCCGGCCGACGCGGCGGGCAACGTCGCCAGCTACGCCGGCGCGGGCGGCACCTTCATCATTCGCGACGGCGCGAACGAGGTGCAATCGAGCTTCAATCTCACCACCGCTGCCAATCCGCAGGGGCTGGCGGTAAGCTATGACGGCGCAACCTATGCGATCACCGGCGGGCTCGACGTGGGCGAGGACGCGGGGGCGCTGACGATCAAGGCGGTCGGCTTCGGTCCCTATTCCGGCATCACGGCCACCAAGCAGTTCACCCTCAACAAGTCGAGGGCGGGCGGCGCGGGCGCGGCGGCGAAGCTTCTGTCGATCCGATCGAACCGGCAGACCATCTCCTATGACGGCAGCGGCGCGCCGACGCCGGCGGACCAGACCATCACGTTCGGCGTGAACAAGCAGAACACCAGCGCGACGGTCTACTGGACGATCACCGACGCGACCGGGGCTGCGGTGTCGCTCTCCTACCTTTCGGCCGCGTCCGGCGACAGCGTCTACATGACCGAGCACAACTTCTCGCTCGCGCGGGGCTCGACCAGCGGCGTGATTGTCACCGGCGCGCTGGCGGACGGCACGACGCTCAGCGATTCCATCAGTGTCGTCGCGGTGGCGGCCGGTGCGAAGGGCGCTGACGCGATCAACAACGTGAACCGCGTTCGCAACTCGATGTTCGAGCGCGGTTTTGCTGGTTGGGCTGTCCCGGCCCTTAGCCCGAATATCGCAGCTCCCTCGACAACCACGTTCGTCGCCTACGGTGTCCCAATATTCAAGCTGGCCGGCACCGCTTCAGCAGCAAACGACACCTTCTCACTTGGTACTGCCTCCGGATATTTCATTCCTGTTGTCGCCGGTGAGCGCCTCGCCGTACAGGTGGCGGTCGAGAGCTCCAACACGGCCTTCGTCAATGCCGTGGTGTACTGGCTGGACGCGAATGGAGCGCAGATTGGCCCGGCTGCGCAGATCGCGGCCGGCGCGGGCAGCAACCCGTTTGGAACGATCCTCGCAGGCTTCCTCACTGCACCGGCAGGGGCTGTCAGCTGTCGGATCGAGGTCTATTTCGTGGCCGCCACCCCGGCCGCCATGTTCGGCGCGATCATGAAGCCCATGATCAGCAGCGCCACCGCGTCGCAGACGGCATTTCCGCCGTTCACGGCCGGGCCCTCGGACGGTGCGCCAGGCCCTCAGGGCGGCAAGGGCGACACCGGGGGGCAGGGCAACCCCGGCGCGCCAGCGGTCTACCCGAAGGTCACCCGCAAGGCGGTGGCCGTCGAAGCCTATTCGAACGGCGTGGTGAAGAGCTTCGCCAGCGCGAACGGGCAGCTGTCGGTGATGTCGGGCAGCGCGGACGTGACGGCGAGCGCCTTCCTGTCCGCGGCGGCATCGGGCTGCACCGGCACGATCAACACCGACTTCGGCACTCCCGTCGCGGGGCAGCCGAAGGGGTACTATCAGGTCACCGACCTCAGCGCGGACACGGCAACGCTCACCCTCTCGGCCACCTATGGTGGCCAGACGATCACCGAGATATTCTCGGTTTCCAAACTGCTGGGCGGGTATGAGATCGTCAGCTCGCTACCCAACTCGAACCTGTTCGAGGGGCGCGTCGTCTACCTGATGGCCGACAAGAAGCTCTACCGCTTCGACGGCAGCGGCTGGAACCGGTCCGCGGACGGCGCAGATCTCGCGCCCAACTCGGTGACCACGAACGCGCTCGCGGCGGGCTCGGTCGTAGCCTCGACGATCAATGTCACCTATCTCTCCGCGATCACGCAAACGGTCGGCTTCCTGACCTCGCGCGTGAACGGCCAGGGCGCCGGCTTCGAGATGGACAACAACGGCTATCGGCTGTTCGCCGCCAACAACGTCCTGGCGATCGAGATCTCCGTCTGATGGCGACGTTCCGCCAGCGCGACCCGCTCACCGGCGCGCTGCAATTCGACAGCGGCGCCGGCGACAAGGCGGCGATCATCCTGGGCGGCCTGTCCATCGACTATGCGAGCAACCCGGACGGCGCGATCGATGTGCCGGCGCTGAATGGCTCGCGCCCCTTCGCGTTCGTGCGCGGGGAGGCATATCTAGGCCGGCCTAACGTCACCGTGTCGGGATCAACCCTGATCTGGCACCGGACCCCAACGCAAGGCGGGAACTACCCGACCACCGGCACCTTCGACGTGCTCTATGGCGGGATAGACCTGATCACGCTCGGCGGCGCGGCAGGCTCGCGCATGGTTCTGCGCAACGACGCGGGCAAGATCGTTTTCACCAGCCTGTTCGCGAGCTACCAGCATGCGGGCAAGACGACAGCGACCAAGTTCGCGTCCGGCTTCCAGCGCGCCAATCAATGGCTGATCAGCCCCCCGGGCGCATTGAACCCGGCCCGCATGGTGGCGATCCGGCCGGTCGGGGCGCCTGCTGGGCCCATGGGGGCCTCTTACACCGCCGCAGGACCAACCGGCATCCGGCTTGCGGCGCCGAATAACTGGTCGGGCGCCGGTGATTTCTACCTGATCGAGAAGCCTTCCCAGATCGCCGCCAAGCCAGGCTTCAACGCGAGGTCTCCCATAACTGGGGAACTGACCTTCAGCAGCGCGCAGCAGGCCGTCCGGGCTGTCGACATCATCAACGGCGCGCCGGGATCGTGGGTGGGAACGCCGGGACGTAAATATGCAGCCGTCTTCCCCGGGATGATCGGATACCACGGCGACGAGGAGACCGACCTTACGATGCAGGGCGGCCAGCTGATCGTCGGCGACAATCCGCCGTATTGGACTTGGACCGGCTACGCCCTCACCGCGCAGGCGCGGGACGGAAGCCCGCATATCCTTGACTTCGACTGGCTGCAGCACTCCGGCAACCTCTACGGGGTCAACAAGGCGAACCCGCAGCCTCTGACCTACAACACCGGGACGATCATGATCGTCGACGTGACGGGCCTCTGACCTCCCACATATCAGGAGCTGAGAATGTTCATTCTCGAGCACGAGATGCCGAACGGGGCTCTCGCGAAATATCACCGTGCCGACAGCTTCATGGGCATGCAGGGCGGCACGCAGGTGCTGGTCGACAGCTATGCCAAGGAAGACATGGTGCTGATCGTCTGGCGCGGCACGTACACGCTGCCGCCGGAGGTGCGCATCGGGAGTCTCGCGGACGCCGAGGCGGCGCTCACCGCCACCGGCAGGCCTTTCGCGGGCGCTGCTCTGATCGACGCGGCCACCGGGGATCTAGACCTCGCGAAGGTGCGAGCCTGGGCTGCGGCCAAGGCGGCGCGCGACGGTTGCGCCGGCGGCGGATGCCAGACGCCGCTGGGCCGGGTGGATAGTGACGAGCGAAGCCGGGTCCTGATCGCGGGCGCGGTGCAGATGGCCCAGATCGCGCTGGCCGGAGGCGAGCCCTATTCCGTCGACTGGGTCATGGCCGATAATCAGCCCAGAGCGCACGACGCGCTGGCCATGATCGCGCTGGGCGTCGCGGTCGGCGAGCACATCGCGAGCTGCTGGCAGCGCGCTCAGGCCCTCCGCGCGGAGATCGATGCCGCCGAGACGGTCGAGGACCTCGCGGCGCTGGACATCATCAGCGGCTGGCCAGGGGCAGCCGCATGATGCAGACTCGCTTCCCCCCGTCGTTCAACGACAACCCGCTGAGCTATGGGTTCGCGCTGTTCAGCCTGGCGCTGATCACGTCGATCTCGCTGGCCTATGTGATCGCCGCGGTGCTCGAGCGGTCGCGGGAGCGCGAGGTGAACGCGAAGATCCGCAACGTGGCGCTGCCGCCTTCACCGACCGGGCTGACGCTGCTGAGCTATCACCGGCTGATCCTGTGCGGGCTCCTCTTGACGATCATCCTTGGCGCTGGACCCGACGTCCTGTTGCTGCTCGCCTGGGGCGAGGCGTCCGACGAAGCGATGTGGTGGATCTTCCAGCTGGATCGCGTCTGCGACGCCGCGACCATCATCCCTTTCCTGATGTCGATGTTCCTCACGATCCGCGCCGAGCGCTCGATCGAGCATCGCCTGGGCTTGGATCCGATCAAAATTCCTGTCCGCCCGACCTGGGGAATGGTGCGCGACAAGCTCAAGATAACGGGGGCGGTGCTGTGCATAGCGGTGGGAGTGACCTTGTACAAAGCGGCGGGCTTGCGGTGAAGCTATCGGGTGCGGCAGTCGCCGCGCCGACCTTCGGTCCGGCCATCGTCACGGCGTTCGGCGTCGATATTCCAATCCTCGCGCTTGCGCTCTCGGTCATCGGCCTCGTTCTCGCGCGCTTCATCGCCCCGCCGCCGCTCCGCAAGCTGACGTTTCGGCAGGAAGTGGCGCTCACCGCCCTGCTGCTGATCATCCTGTTCCTGATCGTGACCGGTGAATTTCCCATCATCGGCGGCGGGCATCCGATCGGCGCCGGCATGGCGGTGATGTGGGGCATCGGCCTGGGATTCTCGGGCATGCTCGCAATCGAGTTCTTCGGCAATCGCGCGATGGCGATGCTCCGCGCCGCCTTCGGCAAGGATGCCAGCGGCGCCGAATAGGCGACCGACCCTCTCAACCCGGAGACAATCCATGGACATGACGACGCTACGGCGGCGGCTGGTGGCGCTTGGCCATCAGCCGGGCACCGAGGGCGCGCCTTTCGGTGCCGCCGATCGCACGGCGATCCTGACCGCGCTCACCGATGGGCCCGACTACAAGCTCGGCGATCACGACATCGAGGATGCCGCCGACAGGTTGAAGGTTGACCCGGCCGCCATCTGGGCAGTGTGGGACGTCGAGGGCAGCGCGTCGCCGTTCATCGCCGGCCGGCCGACCATCCTGTTCGAGCCGCATCGGTTCAGCCGCGCGACCGGGCACCGGTACGATGCCAGTCACCCGAAGATCTCCTCCAGGACGTGGAACCGCGCCCTCTATCCGGGCAGCCAGGTTGGACGCTGGAACCAGTTGCTCGAGGCGGTGGCGCTCGACCTCGACGCGGGCTTCGCCTCGGCGAGCTACGGCGGCTTTCAGGTCCTGGGCGAGAACTATGCCGTGTGCGGCGCGACGTCGCCCTGGGCGTTCGCCTGGCAGCAGTCGCAGACCGAGGCGGACCAGCTCGACGGCTTCCTGCGGTTCGTGGAGGGGCGGGGGCTCGTGGCCGCGCTGCGCGGGCAGCAGTGGGCGAAGTTCGCCGCTGGCTACAACGGCAGCGCCTACCGCGAGAACTGCTACGACACGCGCCTCGCCGCCGCCTTTGCCAAGCGCCGCGCGGCATGAGGTGCACCTATTGCGGGTCGGGCGAGCACCAGAAGCCGCTTTGCCCCCATACTTGGGGCGGCTCGTCCGCGCGGGTGCGCCTCCGCTGCACATACTGCGGCGGCCGCGATCATGCCTACGAGGCTTGCCCGAAGATCCTGGCGCCGCACCGGCGCGATCCAAACGCCTTCATCCGGAGACGCTGAACCATGCGCATGCTCTCGCCAATTCTTGCAGAGTATCGGCCAAGCCGTGTCGGCTTCTGGTGCCCTGGCTGCCACGCCCCACACGTGCTTCCCGTCGCTCCGGCACAGGGCGGCGATGCCTGGGGCTACAATGGCTCTCCGGAAGCACCGACCTTCATGCCGAGCGTTCTTGTTCGCACCGGCCGCGCTGTCGATCCGGCGTTTCAACCGGAGCCGGGCGACCCTCCGGAGGTCTGCCACTCCTTTGTGACGGACGGCCGCATCGCCTTCCTCGGCGACTGCACCCATGCGCTCGCCGGCCAGACCGTCGACCTTCCCCATTGGCCAGAGGACCGGGACGCATGAACCTGCAACGCTATGTCTCGCTGGGGCTCGCCCTGGCGTTCGCAATCTCGCTCGCCGTGATCGGGCATGTCGCCCAGCAGAAGGACGCGCTGCGCGCCGCCGCGTCGACGGCGGGGCATGCGGTCGACAAGGGCGGCAAGCCCGTCACGCTCTCCACCAAGGGCGCGATTGCGCAAATCCGGATCCTCGGCGCCGCCGTCGACCAGGCGCGGCAAGCGCGCGCCGACGCCGCGGCCAAGGATGCCACCCACGCTCTCACCGTCGAGCGCGCCGACGCGCGCACCAACCAGGAGGTATCGAATGATGTTCTCGCGAAATTCGATCGCGTGCAGGCTGAGCTTGCCGCTTCTCGCGCTCTCGCTGCTCAGCGCATGCGCGAGCTCGCCGCAGCCCGAGCCGATCAGGGTGGTGGCGGAGCGCCGGCTGGCCCCGCAGATCCCGACGCCACCTGCCGCGCTCACTTCGCCGCTTCGTGTGACGATGTTCTTGCCCTCCTCGCGGAGGCCGAGCGCAACACCGCCGTCGCCCTCGGCTGGCAGGCCTTCTGGGCCGGAATAGCTGCGAACCATGCCGACGGCGGAGCGAACGATTGATGCCCGCGACCGCCACAATCCAAAGCATCGATCGGTAGGAGCGCTGCTATGCGCCTGAGCGCCTTGAACTTGTCCGTATCCACCCGTGCGCTGTTTGCAGGGCGTGTTGCATTGCCCATAGGGACGCCGGCGGTGCGCACCGGCACGTCCCCGCTGTGGTACAGCTACGTCGGAACGGGGCTCCGAGAGAACGTCACGACCGGTAGCGGCGGCGATCTCCAGGCTGTCGACCAGGCCAATCGGTATCACATCCGCGACAAGGACATGTGGTCAGCGGAATGGGACGTCACCGATCCCCTGATCTGCTTCAGTCCCTACGCCTACGCGCCGGGTGGCGGCACGTCCTTTGTGTCCAAGGGCAGCTTCGCTGCCACCATCGAGGTGGTCAACGTGATCTGGGATGGCGTGTCTCACGTCGCTACGTCCGTCACCCCGAACCGCATCGACACCTCGACTGGCGAGGATGCTTTTTGGATCAAGCTCGCCGGCATCACCGTCCCCGCGAACAAGAAGATCACCATCCGGTTTGCCTACGTCTTCGACGACATCCCGGGCCAGACCTTTCCGAAGAACGCATATACGGCCTACACGGGCGGGCAGTCCAAATCCTCGGCAACCTCGCTCGCAACCGCGGCGACGGGCGCCGGTGCAATCAGCCAGCCGAACAACCCGAACACGCTGGTGCCGGTCAAGATGGCGGCCAAGGGCGGCGACGGCCGCAAGTGCGTCATGCTGACTGGCGACAGCAAGGGCTATGGCCGCGATCAGGCAGCGCACGCCTACCAGCTCAATGCGCGCCTGGAATCGGGCTATGCCAGCATCGGGCTCGACCGCAACGATGGCGGAGCCAAGCGCCTCCCGTTCGCAAACTGCTGTATTTCCGGTCAGAACGTGGAAAATTTCGGCAACGCTGCGCTCATGGCCGGTATGCTGGCAATGACCGACAAGCTGGTCGCGCTGAACGGTGGCGTGATGCCCTACGACGTCCTGCTCAGTCAGCATGGCACGAACAGCATCACCGGCGGCGCCCTGCTCCCCACGCTGATCCAGAGCTACCGGGACATGTACGGGCTCTGGCGCAGTCGTGGCGGCGCTCCCGCGGTGCCTATCGCGCAGCTCGAACTCACTACCTATGCCGGCGCCGGCACCGATGCCTTCGCGACGCTGGAGGGTCAGAACCTTTCGGCGCGAGGCTTCGTCGATCGGTATCCGGACGGCATCCGGTGGCAGCTTAACGCCGCGATCGGTGGCCCCGATGGGCTCGGCGATCCGAATGCGGCGCTCCGCAACGGGGTAAACGCGATCACCTGGAGCGAGGCGCCATGGCGTGACGGTGCTGCCGACACCGGCGTCAACCGGGACAAGTGGCCGATCGCACCGCTCAACACGACGCTGGCTGCGGCCTGGACCGGCTCCGGCCCGGCGCGCGTCAACGGGCAGTTCAACGGCAAGCTCCACCTCCAGATCAAGGGAGACAACGGCAACTGGTATTACGGGATCGTCAGTGCCGTGACCGACAATGGCGATGGCACCAGCACCGTCGCCTCGGTCGCGCAGGGCGGTGGCAGCGCCGCCGCGGCCGGAAACGTAGTGCGCGGCGTCTACGCTGGCGGCAGCGGCCTCCACGAGAGCGCAGCCATGCACGAGATCGAGTCGGCAGCGGTTGTCCGGCTCAAGATTGCAATGGGAGAGGCTGCATGATCTCGCTGATACTCGCCGCCACCATCGCGGTAGCCACTCCGACCGAACTTCCGGCTGCGCTCAAGCGGGCGCAGCCGGGGGACGTGATCCAGCTCGCGCCCGGCCGCTATGGGGTGGCGACCATCACCGCGTCCGACGTGACGATCCGGAGCGCCGACCCCAAGCGGCCCGCGCTGTTCGACCGCATCGCGATCAACGACGCGCGCAACCTGGTGCTGTCCGGGGTGGAGGTGTCGTACACGCCCGCGCCCGGCGAGCCCAACTGGCAGGTGATGATCCGCATCACTGGCGGCAGCAACATCACCATCGACAACACCTATGTCCACGGCGTGATCGACGGCGATGTGTCGCGGGACGTGAACGGCATCTGGGCATATGGTGTTGACGGCCTGACGGTCAGCAACTCGCGTTTCCTGGAGATCAATGCCGGCATCAAGGTGGACACCAGCCGGGGCGTCGTGATCCGGGGCAACGACATTGGCTGGATTGGCAACGACGCGATCGAGATCCCCGGTTCGAACGGGGTGACGATCGCCTGGAACACGGTGCACGACTTCCGCACCAACCCCGGCATGCACCCGGATTTCGTGCAGTGCTGGACGACCCGACAGACCTCGGGCTGCAAGAACGTCCGCATCTTCCGCAACGAGATCCTCGGCAGCCCCGGCCACGAGCCCCAGGGGGTATTCTTCGGCGACGAGGACGGCGTCGGCGGTTACGAGAACATCGAGATCACCGGCAACCGCTTCTACATGACGATGTGGCATGCGATCAGCCTGTCCAGCCGCCCGAAGAACGTGACGATCCGCTTCAACGAGGTGGTCGCCGGGCCGAACTATACCCCCTGGATCAAGGTTGACGGCGCGGCGATGGTCGAGGGCAACACGGCCCCCAGCTTCTACATTGGCACGAAGGCCAGCGTGCTGCCGGCGGGCAATGCCGTGGACGGGCTGTTCCGTAAGTAGCTGCAGGCGCTCGACTCCTGTAAATGTTCTTGTCATGTTCCGCGCATGCGAATCGCCAGAGATCGAGCGATCTTCCACGCATTGTGCGTGGTGGATGAAGCGCAGGAGCGCGCCAGAGCCGGGGCGGTGGCCCCGTCGGCCGCGCTCCGCCTGGCGCTCGCCTTCCTGCACCTCTGCGGCGCGGAACGTGGATGGATCGACCAACTGTGGGAGGCGCTGGTGAAGCGGGATGAGGCCGGGGGAGGGGCGACGGCATTCGGTCGTAGCCAGCAGATCACGGCCGCGGTGAATGCCATCACGCGGGAGGTGGGCGTCGAGCGCTCGTTGGAGCTGATCGAGGCCCTTCGAGCTGCGCGGCGGGATTGAAGAGGGACGTCACATCAGCCTTTCTTGCCGTCCTCAGGTCGCGCGGCGGAGCACGGTCCGGTAGTTCGGCTTGTAGCGGCGACGCTCAGCAAAGGCGCGGCGATCATCCATCCGCGCGGGCGCGCCCAGGTGCTGGCCGGGGATGCCGAAGAATCGAGCGAGCTTGTCTCGATCGGCGATCGCCAGCTCGTACGGCACCGCTTCGCGGATATGCCGAGCGATGTACCCGTCCTGGCGGCCGAGCAGGCGCGATAGGGTTGCGTAGGTGCAGCGGTTATCCGCGCACAGCTCCGCAATCCGCTGGCGGATGACGTCCGGCGATGGTCCCAT